TAGGGATATCACCAGAACAGGCACAATTTCTTGAAACCAGAAAGTTTCAGATCAATGAGATCGCTCGTATCTTTAGGGTCCCACCTCATATGCTGGCTGATCTTGAGAAGTCATCCTTTAGCAACATTGAGCAGCAATCACTGGAGTTTGTAAAATACACCCTCGACCCTTGGGTGGTCCGCTGGGAACAGTCCATGTGCAGAGCTCTACTCATGGAAAGTGAAAAACCTAATGTATTTATCAAGTTCAATGTGGATGGACTTCTTCGTGGTGATTATGTAAGTCGAATGAGTGGTTATGCAACGGCACGTCAAAACGGTTGGATGAGTGCCAATGATATCAGAGAGCTTGAAAATCTGGATAGAATTCCAGAGTCATTAGGTGGCGACCTCTACCTCATCAACGGCGCCATGACTAAATTACAGGACGCAGGCGCGTTCGCAAATATTAAAGAAACGGAGGAACCTTAATGAAGAAGTTTTGGAACTGGGCACGAGATGAAAACACTGGTGTCCGAACACTTTATCTAGACGGCGTTATTGCCGAAGATTCATGGTTTGATGATGACGTCACCCCTAAGGCATTTAAAGCAGAGCTTACTGCCGGTGAGGGTGACATTGTTATTTGGCTCAATTCTCCAGGAGGTGATTGCATTGCTGCTAGTCAGATTTACGCCATGCTGATGGATTACAAAGGCACTGTTACCGTAAAGATTGACGGTATTGCAGCCTCAGCCGCCTCAGTCATCGCCATGGCGGGGACAACGGTGCTTATGGCACCAACTGCCCTCATGATGGTCCATAACCCCCTTACAGTGGCCATTGGGGACAGCGAGGAAATGAAAAAAGCCATCGCTATGCTTTCTGAAGTTAAAGAGAGCATCATCAATGCCTACGAAATCAAGACAGGTCAATCAAGGACAAAGCTCTCCCATCTTATGGATGCAGAAACCTGGCTCAATGCAAAGAAGGCCATCGAGCTTGGCTTTGCTGATGGCATCTTGGAGGATGAGAAGAAAAGAAATCAGACTGAGGACTTTACCTATGCCTTCAGCCGCAGGGCTGTTACCAACTCTCTGCTTGATAAGGTAAAACCCAAACTAGCAAAAGAGAATACTGGCACCCCAATTGAGTCGCTAGAAAAGCGGCTTTCTTTGATTCAACACTAAATTTTAGGAGGAAAACACTATGAATAAAATTCTTGAACTACGTGAAAAAAGAGCAAAATCCTGGGAAGCTGCTAAAGCATTCCTGGATACCAAAAGAGGGACAGATGGAATTGTATCTGCTGAAGACACTGCAACCTATGAAAAAATGGAAGCGGATGTGGTTGCCCTTGGCAAGGAAATTGATCGTCTTGAAAAGCAAGAAGCACTGGACCGTGAGCTCTCAAAACCGCTTAACACACCACTTACCGGAAAACCTATTTTCCAGGGTATGGAATCCAAAGGCGGAAGAGCCTCTGCAGAATACCAGAAAGCTTTCTGGAATGCCATGAGAACCCGTGCTGGTGAAGGCCTCGATCCTATGATTAAGAACGCACTGCAGATTGGTACTGACACTGAAGGTGGCTATCTAGTACCGGATGAGTTCGAACGTACACTTATTGAAGCCCTGGATGAAGAGAATATCTTCAGAAAGCTGGCCAACGTCATCTCCACTTCTTCAGGAGATCGTAAGATTCCGGTAGTAGCTTCCAAGGGCACTGCTTCTTGGATCGATGAAGAAGGTGCAATTCCTGAAAGCGATGATAGCTTTGGACAGGTTTCCATTGGCGCTTACAAGCTGGGTACCATGATTAAGGTATCGGAAGAGCTTCTAAATGACAGCGTCTTTAATCTTGAGAACTATATCGCCAGGGAGTTTGCAAGACGTATTGGTAACAAGGAAGAAGATGCCTTCTTTACTGGAGATGGCTCTGGTAAGCCTACGGGTATTCTTGCAGCCACTGGTGGAGCACAAATCGGTGTAACCGCTGCAAGTGCCACTGCCATTTCCATCGATGAGATTTTGGATCTCTTCTACTCACTTAAATCGCCTTATAGAAACAAGTCCGTGTTCGTTATGAACGATGCCACCATTAAGGCAATTAGGAAGCTGAAAGATGGTCAGGGTCAGTATATCTGGCAGCCTTCACTTCAGGCAGGAACACCAGATACCATTCTGAACAGACCTGTTTACACTTCATCTTATGTTCCTACCATCGCTGCATCTGCAAAGTCCATCATCTTCGGTGACTTTGGCTACTATTGGGTAGCGGATCGTCAAGGAAGAGTATTCAAGAGACTTAATGAGCTCTATGCAGCCACTGGACAGGTTGGCTTTGCTGCAACTCAGCGTGTGGATGGAAAGCTCATTCTACCTGAAGCCATCAAAGTACTTCAGCAGAAAGCGTAATGGAGGATCCTATGAGTTATAACACAAAGAACTTTACCGAACAGGGCGGTGAAAAAACCGTCATTGGTGGAACTCTTGAAATCAAGGAAGGGGCGGTCGTTACAGGCCTCCCTATTCTTGATAATCAAGCAGAAAGCGCTGCTGCCACAGTTGAAGATTTGGTGACGGATTTCAATGCCCTTCTCACCAAACTTAAGACTGCAGGGCTTATGATTTCAGACTAATGAAAGGATGGTGGCGGTATGACTCTTCTGGAAAAAGTAAAAGCAAATCTTATTCTTCATCACTCAGCTGATGATGACCTGCTTGAGATGTACATCACTGCCGCTACGAGGTACGCAGAAAGCTATCAGCATCTTCCTGAAAACCACTACGTGGAAGCCATTATGCCAGCCACCACACAGCAAGCCATCATTATGCTGTCGTCCCACTTTTATGAATCCAGGGACGGCAGCACCGGTGGTTTCTTTTCTGATAATGTGCAGGCTGGACAGCAAGTATGGAATACAGTAAATCTCCTGCTGCGGCTTGACCGGGACTGGAAGGTGTAGATATGAGCTTTGGGAAAATGAATACCTTTATCGATATTGTAGAAAGCATCACCATTAAAGATGATGAAGGATTTAAAACAGAAGTTGATAATATCGTAGCTTCTGTCAGAGCTTACCGTGAAGGGCAACATGGCAATGAAAAATGGGCAAACAGAGCATCCTTTTCTGAAGCCACAGACCTTTTTCGCTTTCGCCATATCCCTGGTATAACCATAACAACGTCTATGGTGATCATCCATAGTGATAAGAGATTTGAAATTACATCTGTTGAGGATGTGAAAGGCCGCGGTATGTACATTGAAGTGCTGGCTAAGGAGGTGATTCCAAGTGGCTAAAGCAACCATGAAAATGCCCGATGAATTTCTGATGAAGCTCTCAAAGCTTGGTGATAAAACAGATGAAATAGTCTCTAATGTTTTAGAAGCTGGCGGTGAGGTTGTTCTGGATAAAGTCAAATCCAATCTGAAAGGCGTTATCGGTAATAATACCAAAGAAAAAAGCCGTTCTACCGGTGAGCTGGTTTCTTCCCTTGGCCTCTCGCCTACAAAGCTGGATAAGAACGGAAACTTCAATATAAAGGTTGGTTTTAATGAACCTCGTGGTGATGGAGATGCCAATGCTAAGATTGCAAATATCCTTGAATACGGGAAATCAGGTCAGCCTCCTAAGCCCTTCTTAAAGCCTGCAAAGTCCGCATCACGGAAGGCATGCATTGAAACTATGAAATCAGAACTGGATAAGGAGATTGAAAAGCTATGAGCTTACTTGCGGATTTAATCCACATACTAGGACCCCTAAACATTCCTGTGGAGACCGGAGTGTTTTCTGATACGCCGCCTGATGAATATCTGATTATCACTCCCATGTCTGATAGGCTTGATCTCTTTGCGGATAACGAGGCCTATATGATTCTCTCAGAAGCTCGGCTTTCTCTTTTTACGAAGAAGAATTACATGAAACACAAGAAAGAACTAACAAAAGTCCTGCAATCCGGAGGGGTCACTATCACGGATAGACAGTATGTTGGTTATGAACATGATACTAAATTTCATCATTACGCCATTGACGTAATGAAAGAATATGAAACGGAGGAAGAATAAATGGCAACGATCGGATTGGACTCTCTATATTATGCCAAGATAACAGAAGATCAAAACGGCATCGAAACCTATGGAACCCCTAAAGTACTGGCCAAAGCCATGACTGCAGAGCTGAGCATTGAGCTCATTGAAGCCATTCTATATGCAGATGACGGTGCCAGCGAGGTGGTAAAAGAATTTAAGAGTGGTGCCCTGACACTCGGTATTGATGATATCGGATCATTGGTAGCACAGGATTTAACCGGCTGCAAAATCGACAGTAACAATGTGGTGGTTTCAAGAAGTGAAGATGGAGGAAGTCCGGTAGCAGTTGGGTTTCGTGCCAAGAAAGCTAATGGAAAGTATCGCTACTTTTGGCTCTACAGGGTTATTTTCTCTGTTCCCGCTACAAGCCTTGCCACCAAGGGGGACTCCATTACTTTTAGCAGTCCCACCATAGAAGGAACAGTTTTTAGGAGAAACAAGCTGGACAGCGAAAACAAACATCCTTGGAAAGCCGAGGTTACTGAAGGTGATCATGGTGTAGCAGCATCAACCATTACAAGCTGGTTCACATCGGTCTACGAACCAGATTTTACAGCTGTGACACCGACGATCACTATTACAACTCAGCCAGTAAGCTTAACTGAAGTAACCGCGGGCAGCATTACAGGAAGCCTTTCTGTTGTGGCAAATTCCAACACCTCAAACCCTGTAACCTATCAGTGGTATGAAAATACCATCGATAGCACCACTGGCGGAACTATTATCAATGGAGAAACTTCTGAGAGCTTTGATATTCCAACGGACCTCTTGGCAGATACCTATTACTACTACTGCGTCTTAAGCTCTAGTAGTGCAGCAAATGTGACGACCACAGTGGCAACTGTTGTTGTTTCTTAATGGGAGGGTTGATCATGGCAGATGAAAAAATAAAGCTTGATGAAGCAGCTGAAGAAAGAAGTACCTCAATTGATATTGGTGGTACTGAGTTTAAGATGATTCTGACCACTAAAGCAACAAAGGAAATTGCCAAGCGCTATGGGGGACTTGAAAACTTAGGTGAAAAGCTCATGAAAAGTGAGAACTTTGAACTGGCCCTGGAGGAGGTTGTTTGGCTCATCACTCTTCTGGCCAACCAATCTATTCTGATCCACAATATTAGGAACAAGGATGATAAAAAGGAGCTTCTCACAGAAGATGAAGTGGACCTTCTTACCACTCCCTTTGACCTGGCTAATTACAAGAATGCCATTATGGCCAGTATGCTGAAAGGCACGAAAAGAAATGTGGAGAGTGAACCATCAAAAAACGAAGTGGTCGGGTAAGTGATCAAGAGTTATTTACCCGACTCATTTATTATGGCACCGTCCACCTAAATAGAAACGAAGATGAAGTCTGGCTTTTACCAATTGGTTATCTGATGGATCTTTGGGAGTGCCACAAGCAGTTTACTGGCATATCAAAACCAAGAGTAGATTATACAATCGATGATGTTATACCAGAGTTTCTATAAAAATTCTACCCAACACCGTAAGAGGTGTTTTTTTATGCCCTGAAGGAGGTGAAAGTATGTCAGACTTATCTTAGAACTCGGATAAGTCTGAATATCCCATGAGTTTTGTTGCCCTCCTTTCTTCAAACGAACTTAATAATATCAGGGGTTTAAGCGACAATTACTCGGATAATTAATAACTGCATTTTGATTTGTGTTATGGTTCAAATGTTCTAAATAACCCCTATTTTTATAGTGA